CCATTGCCACATCGTGTACTGCTGACTGCTCTGGCGTGATATGTACTCCGACCTTTGCGGCCATCTGTACCTTTCCTTCTGGCGGGAGGTCGTCCATTTTGATTGACTCCTTCGGCGGCGGAGGTGAGGGCGGAGGAATGAGCTGTGCAAGGTCAGGGAAATACTTTTGAATATATGCCTGTGGTGCGGCGTGGAACAAAACCAACCTCCCAGCCGATTCCTGTGGGTTCGTGAACTGCATCTTTTCAAACAAGGTCAAAGGGTCTAACAGTTGCGCTTCAGCTAAGTCAATCGCTTGGTTCATCTGGGTCAGGGAATCCTTCGGAATAAGAGAACCAGACTTGACCGAAACCGTGAGGTCAGCAGAAATCGTGTTGTCAATCTCAATCTGTTGCTGGGCCAAAGCGTTGCCCACGATGGTCGCTTTGTGCGGTTCGGTGTAGTAGACGTAAATCATCTGCACCGCCCAGTTGTAGAACTGCGAGTAGAAGATTTCCAGGTACTCGGTGATGCCTCCGCCAATCCTGTCGCCGTCGGCAGTCTTTACCAGAATCTTCCCTCCCACCGTGGGGTCGGTTCTAATCCCTTGCGGCACAGAGCCTGAAATGCCGAAGCTGTTACGGGTTTCCGCCCTCATGTCCTGAAGATTGTTGGTCACGTCGGCTGGGAGCCCTGTGCCAGTCATTCTTACCACTGCCGCGTTCACATCCCCTTGCGGAATCCACATCCCGCCGCCTTTGCGGGCCGCATCAACGGCGGACGTGGCTTCATCCCGTGTGAGGCCGGAACGCTCGCCGGATATGGCCCACCCTCCGTTCATCCAATCCACGTTCTTGTCTATCTGTCGTTGCCGCTTGTTGATAACGTCCTGCTTTGAAAGGTTCTGATGAACTATGCCTGTGTCGTCGTGAGGATGCTTGCCGAGGTTGAATATGGAAAGGAAGATGTACGGCATCTTCGGGGACGTAAAGTGGTTCTTCGGTTCGGTGGGAATCTGCATCACGTTGCCCATCTCATCCGTGACCGTGCGAGGTTCGCCTTTATAGTTATAATGAGGGTTCTTGAACTTGCCTAATACTTTCTTTTTGAGCGTCCAAAACACATATTCAGGTGTCCACCATTCCTGATATTGCAGTTCAGTGCCTAGCTTGCCTTTGGCCTCGTCAAAGATAAAGCTATAAATGTCATCGTCATACGCCTCGTCCGAATTGAGCGTGGCCTCCTTAACCGCGTTCTTGTCTTCGGGCACTTTCTTCTTAGCAAAGCGGTCTATGAGGGTCTGGGCGGTGTCTTTCCTTAGTTCACCGATGTACTTACCCTCATACTCCATGTCGTCGTTCACGCACGAATCAGGGTCTAAAATAAGTTTCTGTGGGCGAGGGACGGAGAGCATGATCTCGTTCTCCTCCAACGACCAACCTACCTTTGCCACGCCGAGGAAGTACAACGCCCAATATCTAGCTACCCGCTTGATTTTAAGTTTCAGTCGCAATCGGTCAGTGAGATGCACAAGGTACTTCTGCATGGTCTGGGCGTCCATCGTGCCTTCATCCGTACCATCGCCTTCCACCATCGGTTCGGGGTTGTTCTTCGTAGCAAGGGGTAAAAAGGTTTCCAGTGATTCAAAAATCAAATTGTCGGTCAAAGGCCGTTCTGTGGGACGATAGATCATCCCCGGATATTGGTTCCCTAAGTAATACTGCTCGTTCTCTTTCTGCTGGGCGATTATCTCTTTCTCATACGGTTCCCATGCAGTTTCCCATTTCTTCTTCAGGGCTATCAACTCATCATCGTCCATGTCCAACCGCAACTCATCCAAGTAATCCGATACTGGCCCCTGGTCGGTTTCCTGTTGGGAACCCTGCTTGACCTTGTTGATGTCATCCGAAAGCGAGTAGTAACCGTCTAATAATCCTCCGAAAGACATTTTAGTTTTGTAATTAAAAAGGCGAGCGCGTCCTTATGGACTACGCCCGCCAAATGTTTTGGTTAGGGTTTGTTCTATTTCAATATACTACTCTCATCCAACCTGTCAAGTCGGAAAGTAACCTGCTTTATCTCCACCTGCCGGATGGTGCCTTCAGCGTCAAAATGCAGGGTTGCCGACCCATTACGCACACTCAATGCCCCACTGTCAAGGATGGCTTGGATGCTCTCCTGCTCCTTTTTCGTTATGACGTGGATTTCCATTAGATTCGCCAATCGTTGCTTTCCCTAGCCTCAAACTGGAACAGCTTTTTAGGGTCAGTCTGTGGGATCGTGTTGTCAGGCGCTATGGTCGGACTCTCTTGCATGTTCTTAACGCCTCCGTCTGTGGGCGGCTGGATGACACCTCCCTTGTCGCCGCCGAATCTCATCATCCCAACACGCCAATAGGTCGTAGCCAACGCCCAATGGTCAGGGCCGTTGCGTACCCATTCTTTCTTTATCTGCTGCCGTTCCGTTTCCTTTGTGATTCTTGTTAAAGCGTTCCAATGCAACCAGTAGTCGTACCAATCGTTCTCGTTGCCTTGTAAGGGGATTCTCTTGTCTGTGAACTCACTCACCACAAGCTGTATACACCGGTTCCTATCGGCAATCACATTCCCATCCTCATCGTGCTCGCCCCACCTCACAAGTTGCATCGTCTTACGGTCTTCGGCAAAGGTGCAGAGAAACACTCTACCGACATATCTCTCCCTCAGTTGTCGTGAGCCGATCAAGTCCCCTCCTTGGTCTACCACAACGATAGCTTTAGGCCAACGCTCCATCAGCCTGTCCAACTCGTCGTAGTCCGAACCATAGCCGTAATAGAACAGTCCTTTGTCCGTGCCGCACACGAAATGGATATGCTTGCCCGTGTCTACGCCGATGATGACTCTCTCATTGCCTTCGGGCGTAATCATCTGGCTTGTGAGGTTACGCATCAGCAACGCTTTGGTGAGCTTGTTGCCGCCGCCGACATAAGGAAGTCCTAAGACCTTGTTATAGAAATACTCCTCTGACTTCTCATGGAACTTCTGTATTATCTCAGACGCCGGAACCCACGGACACATGAGCAAGCTAATCCAATAGCCGCTGTACTCTCTGTCCTTGAACTTCTTCACCCATCGTCCGTTCCGGCGCATCTCATCCGTTATCATGGACTTGCAGAACTTGCACTGATAGCACTGTAGCTCCATATTCACGCTCTGCGGCCATGACAAGTATTGTTCTTTCTCGCACGCGCCGCACCTTATGAACCAATGCTTTTGATCGCTCAATTCCCATATCTTCGCCACGCCGTATCCATCCGTTGAAGGGTGTGAGAAGTAATGCTCCCACTTAAACTTAGAGTGCTGCTGACGTGAAGCGTACTGCTCTATGACGCCTTGATTGCTCGCGTCCACTTCGTCGTACATGTTGATGTCCGATGAAACCATGATGGCCGCTTTCTGTGTAAAGGTTCCACGATAGTAGATAGTCGCGTTGCCTAATCGCTTCTGCTCCACGGAGTCTTTAGAGTCCACATAGCTTTGTAGGATGGGATTCTGACTAATGATGGGATTCACCTTGCCGCCTGCGAAGTCCTGCACGTCTGACTCCGTTGGCAGCGTGTAAATCTCGTTCATGCCGAACTTCTTAGCCAGCCATAGGGACTTGATAATCTGCATCGTGCTTGCGCCAATCTGGGCCGCTTTCAGATATACCTGCTTGGGAGAAAGGTCTGCGTAAGGTTGGAACAGGAACCTATGATTGTAAAAGTCTATTGGCTCGCCCTTCTCGTTCCTGATGCCATGCTGTTGGATGAAAGCGTGAACGGAAATGTCCTCCAGCTTAGGCATTGGAAATCTCGCTAAGAAGTTTCTGCTCGTACTCCTCGGCTAATTTCCTATGCTTGTTCAATTCATCTGCGTTAGCGTTGATGTTCAGATTCATTGTTCTCTCAGCCGCATATCCTCCTCCAACACCAACCTTGATCGCCGTGTCTAAAGCCTTCTGTACTACCTCTGACTTCTCATCATGTAGAAGCTCGTAATTTGTATCTGCTAACTTCTCTGGGGTGATGCCTTTCTTCTCATAAGCCTCTAGTAAGCTAGGTTTAATACTGTTTAATAATTGCGTTCCTGCCGCTGCTGCTGATGCTACAAGGTTCTTCCCGCCCCTACTGCCTATATCAAGCGTTTCCATAGCCGCTTTGCCGGGGCTACCAGTTCGTTCTAGAGCCGCTAAGAACCTCTTGGTTTTCGCCGCTTTTGTTATTGGTAGTTGCTTGCCCATAGTCAAATGATATAACACATTCACACTTATTGTAAAGGCATTTGCTCCCGTGGATTCCTGTTAGATGCTTGCATTGCTTACAGTTTCCAAATCTTTCAAATATACACTGACACTTCCCGCGCGATACTTTTATCGGGGCAGTTCCCATCACGGTTTGGTTCATGGGTAAATGAGACTTACTGTTTGTCCCGCCGCTGGGAAGTTAGCCAAAGTCGTGATTGAGCCTGTGTAGTCGTATTCATACTGCCCGTTCTCCACATGGAGGTCGTAGGGATAGGTTGTGCTTGGAACAAGAATGTTCGTGAGATCAAGCATATTGAAACCATTGCCGTTGTTCACGAATGGATAGTCCTGCCCGTTTATTGTTACATCTGCCTCTGTAGTGTCGGGATAGGGTGGATGGGCGCTTTGCCTAGAGCACAACAATCCTCCGGCGTTCACACAGAACTTCAAGCTATCCCCGAAGTAAAACACATCATACCCGCCAAAATAAGTAGGGTCAGCCTTAGTTAGTGCAGCTCCTAATGCCTGATTCTCCGTCGTAGTACCCACGATTACTGAAACAGCCACAGATTGCGTGCTAGATGCCACTACAGGCGTAGGCATAACCGCCTGTTTGGCCGCCAATTGCCCCATAAGTAGAGCTACAAGGGCTTGGAGGGTCGCTATAAGCTGTTTGAGGATGTCTACGTTCATAGGTATATCTCTTTACCTTGTTCGTTCATTCTTCGCATTTCCCGTTGGGAGTCTTTAAGGGTTTCGTCCCACTCCCTAGCAATTTGATCCTTAGATTTTCGGTTTCCATAAAGGTCTTTAGCTCGTCGGACAGCCACTCCCCCCGCCTTGCCATAAATGCGCTCAAAGATTTTTCTTGTGCTTCCGTAGGGCTGGGCGAAATCCCTAATGTGATCGTTATAGTATTCTGCTTCGTTGATTCTGCCATCATGTTTGTTATATATCAGCTTTCTGTTACAGAGTTTGCATCCTTCCACCACCGCGTCCGGGTAATCATGGAACCTGATGGGGTCGTGGTAGCCATTCTCGTCCTTTTCACACTTGCTCATCGCCTTCTATTTCCCCTATTGGAGTGTCTTTGCCTTCCCTATCGTTGCGCTCAAATGTTTCTTCCATAGCTATCAGTTCGTCCGATTTAGGCTCTATAATTGCTCCTTTTTGCGCCGCCAAACTCTTAGCCGTCTGCTCTAATCTCCTGTTTAGATTATCCGCTGGATTTCCCATTTTGTCAATCATACCGCCCAAAAAGAATGCCAGAGAGCAGAAGAACCCTACAAATGCACCGAGAAGGAAAATAAGTAAGGACATCATGCTTTTTCATCAAAAAATACTTTTATTTTGAACAATTCCTTATAAACTAATGAGTAAATCTCTCTGGATGTCAGATTATCTGGTATCTCAATTGGCTCCAAATAATTGCACCTATGGCACATTACTCCCTCGCAATTGCTTACTGTTTTTTCAACATTCAAAGCTATATCCTTGCCCGAAAGGACTAAAAAGGATGTTTTCATTCTAGTCGTTCTACCTAAGTCGTGTCCGATAAACAGATCAATTAAATACTTAAATCTAAATAATAAATATCTATACCAGCGAGGATAGTGCTTTATTTTCTCTTGATGCTCCTTCCATTTATCTCCGTTTCCTAATACAACATAGGGTATTCCTTTGGGAAACTCAACTATATTGACACGTGATGATTCATAAAATAAAACTGCTATTAAAATAATAACGAGGAGGTATATCATGCTTTCGGTATTTGCCGCACTAATTGCGGCGGGAGGTGGCCTTTGTGAAAATCAACGTATTCTTTCATACGATCCGCAAGCGTCTGCCCTCGGAAGTTATAATCACTCCAAATAAGGGTATGGTATTTGTCTATAGCATCATATTGGAATCGTCCAAACTCCGACAATTCAACCGCTTTTTTGAATGACCTTCTGAACTTCGGATACCAGAACAAAATCCTTAATAGCTTCTTTAGTGCTCCATACTTTATCTCATTGCCTATACCGTTTTCCCGGCTATTGGCCAAATCCAGCATCCGTCTTAACTCTTTCACTGGATTGGCAAGCAGTTTTTCCTTTGTCGTCGTGCTCATAACGTCCTCAATTCTCAGCCGATAGGCATTATCATACTCAATCATCATCCCCACAACCTCAGCAACACGCATCGCTAAGGGTTCTTGAATGCCGTAGGTAACGAGGAGATTCTTTATGAAAATCATTATCTCCATCGGACACTCGGAGTAGTACCGTTCCTTGATGACAAAGGGGGGTAGGAACATATCGCATATGCTGACATACGCCTCCAACAACCTTGTCACCGTGGGCCAATGGGTCAAAAGCCGCAAAAGCACCATAGTCACCCTTTTGCCCACGTTCACTGCGTAGACCGCTTCGGGATAGGGATGGCCCTTGCTCGGATAGGGAACGCCCTTAAACCACGCCAACTGCCCCCCAGATTCGGGGTATTCCATCCTTTCCCACAGGAACATGGCCTGCTGGGGGATTATCTGATTAGGGACGGATTGGCCGCGATATTTGTAAATAAACTCCGGGGGATAGGGGATGGAAAAACCACCCTGTTGCTTTACTTCTGGCATTGGGCGATCAACTGGAGAAGATGCGTGGCGTAAACGATATAACCTACGGCGATTGCGGCGAGACATATTTTAATCCATTGGACTAGTATCTCATGGCGACTCATTTTATAGCTTTATTCTATACCAATTTGCGATTTTTTGCAAATCCCTCATTTCTTTAAGGCATCAATGATTTCCTGCTTTGCTTGTTTGTATCCTTCCGCGAAGTCATTGATATTCTTTATGCCGGGCGCGGTGATGACGCTTCCTGCTTTTGGAATATTCTCCACGATCTCAATACAGTTCTTTCTTTCCCGCGCGGTTGCGTCATCAACTTTTTCTTGGAATGTTCCATACATCCATGCTTTCCCTTCTCTTTTTCCTTCCTGTCGCGCGGCTTGAAGCTCCTTTTCCTTCTCGGAATTAAGCGTATAAAGCGCGGCACAACCCGTGTGAATAGTTGCAAGTGTTTCGCCGCTTTTGGTCGGTTTATGGCAAATCCAGCAACACTCCTGCGGGGCGGGGGCGGAAGGTGTGCCATAAGCATTATCGCAAACGGCGTTTTCTATGTTGTGCTTGTTCTTCAGCTTAGGAACTCCTTAGCTGAACGGGGCTTACGCCCACAAGCACATTGTCATTATAGCGGAGGGACCTATGAAAAGTCAATGAATTGTGGAAAAACCTTGATGCTGTTGAGGTTGGGGGTCATTATTTCTGTTCGGTCGGCAGTTTGTGCTTCCACGGAAACATATCCACGATGGCGTTAAGAGATACAAACGCTTCGCCCACGGGTTCTACTTCGTTCAGCACGCCGTCTTTTATCGCGCCCATAAACCGTCCGCTGTCCGCGATCCACGCCGCCGAAGAAAGCAAAAGGAACTGCCCGACGATTTTTTCAATCTTCCCCGTGAGATGGTACGTCACCGTCCTGATGAACACTTTGTTGCCGATAAAATCTTCCATCTTGGACACGTCCATCTTCTCATTCACGCCCAACTGGTCTTTTATCAATTCGTAAGTTTCGTCCGAAATATTGAGTGTTTTCATTGAAGTTATAATTAGTTTTTATATAGACCGCGACCACGACCCCGACCACGACCACGACCCCGACCACGACCG